ACCATTAGTTGTAAAAACAGCTTTGTGCTTTGCGCCAGCGGCATCACTAATAAATAAGTCATTGGAGGCTCGAAGGTATAGTCGCCCAGTACCTTGGTCACTAATATAACTATGATTACCATCGTGATAAATCTGTAGATCAGACCCAGCGCCGAAGATGGCTTTGTCGTTGTCGCCGAAGGTTAGGTTAGCGTCCATAGCAACATCGCCATAGAACGTGCCGCCAGTACTCGCAGCAACCATGTCTGCGGTAGTAAACGTCTTAAAGGCAATCACGTTCAGTTCGTCGCTCGTAGCCGCCCCAGACGCCAAGACGACAGACGTACCAGTTGTCGCCGTGTAGTCTGTGCCATTCTCCAGCACTACACCATTCAGCGTGACGATCAAGTTGTCCTGAGTGTATGACAAAGAGTTTGCGTTATCGTCTGCTCCAGAGAATGTCGTCTGTCCAGATGTCGCAGTGTACTTGTACTCAAGCAGTGACGCACCACCAGCCGATGATGCCGCAATCCAGTTCGCACCGTCATACACACGCATCTCGTTTGCCGTGCTGTTGAAGTACAATGCGCCAGCGACCAAAGCATTCCCATCGTTGTCCACAGTTGGATCAGATGTCTTTGTGCCAAGGTAGCGGTCATCAAATAAATCGTAGGAGTTTGCCGCAGATGCAGCCGATGCAGCCGCAGCAACCTGAGAGGCACTCGCAGCCGATGCTGAAGTTGCTGCGTTAGATGCAGAGGTCGATGCAGAGGATGCACTCGTTGCGGCGTTGGTTTCGCTGGTTGCCGCATTCGTTTCTGATGTTGCAGCATTTGTTTCGCTAGTGGCGGCATTCGTTTCAGACGTTGCGGCGTTAGTCGCCGCAGTAGATGCCGTCGTCGCAGACGCCGCCGCATTCGTTTCGGACGTGGAGGCCGCCGTCTCGGAAGCCGCCGCCGCTGTCTCAGATGCAGCCGCCGCTGTCTCGGATGCAGCCGCCGCAGTTGCGCTCGCAGCCGCGTCTGCCGCCTCTGTGCCGACCGAAGCCGCAGAAGCCGCTGCCGAAGTTGCGCTCGTGGCGGCGTTTGTTTCTGATGTCGCCGCAGCCGCAGCGCTCGAAGCCGCAGAGGCGGCGGATGATGAGGCATTTGCCTCAGACGTAGACGCGTTAGACGCGCTGGTCGCGGCATTAGACGCACTCGTTGAGGCTTCTGCAGCTTTTGTTGTCGCTGTCGCCGCGCCCGTTGTCGCTGTCGCCGCGTCTGCTCCTGCCGACGTGGCGCTCGAAGCCGCAGAAGCCGCAGAAGACGCAGCCGCAGTCTCAGAGGCCGCAGCGGCGTCCTTAGAAGCCTCCGCCTGCTCCGCAAAACTTTCTACGTTGTCTGTATCCTCTTCGGATACCATGCCAGCGGTTTGCGTCCAAGTTGTCGTTGCCATTACGTTGGTATCCTCATGCGTAGTGGCCCAGCCGCGTGAGCCTTTTCACTTTCTAAGTTCAGAGCTTGTATGCCGCTTTGGTACAGGTTCGCCCAGATAGTCGTACGGGCGTCCTCCGCCAAGTAGGGCGCTGAGTGCATTAGCGCCCCGTACAAGAATACATCTGGAGCGTCTCTTAGCAGCCAGTTATCAGGCTCTAAGGCGCTCAGCGCTGGTATTCTGCCATAATATTGCATTGTTACTTCATACGTCGCATCTGGCGTTGGATATAGCTCAAGCTGATCCGCAGTCAGGCGCATGTATCTTGGCTTCCCGCTGGTATCGTTTAGGGCGCGGCGCTCGGCCATGTCAGATGCTGAGATAAACGAGATGCGCCCGCCGTCTGTAATCTGGACTTGCTGAATTTCCACCCAATCGTTTGGCAGGTTCTCGTAGCGCTCATCCATATCTGCAGTCACGCGCTTTTCCTGCTTCCAGTGACGCAAGTCGCGCGCAATTCGCGCTTCCGCAAGAGATATGAACGTCGGGATCACTGACGTGAGATCATCGCGGTTCAAGAAGTCCGCGATGGATGATTTAAGCTCGTCGTATGTCGTAATGCTCACAGCGTACCCGCCCTTGTCCTAAACACTTGGTTGTCGCTATCGTTTAACCACTTTTTCAACGCCTTGGGATCGTCTGCGATACCTTGGCGTTTCAGCTCATAGTACACTGAAAGCGGGATCGATGCTACCTTGTTGACGTCGCTATACCGATCAGGCGTGTCATTGTACTGTCGCTTGTTGCTGTCCGCGATGGCTTGCACCTCTTGGACTTTTTCAATGACGTACTCTCCCTTATCCGTCACATGCCAATATTCCGTGATGCCAGTAAGCGGATCGTGTCCGAAAACTCTTTTCTGCGGCATACTTAACTCCCGAATTTAGATGGGGCGACCGAAGCCGCCCCGCTAGTCTTATGATGTTGTCAAGTCAGCAACGATCGCGTGCGCTGCTTCGTTCAACACTTTCAAGCCAAATTCTGCGATGACCATACGCTTCTCTGCGTCACCTGTTTTCGCTAGTTCGACCGCTTGGATCGGACGCAGGTAACATACAGATGCGTACTCAGGGTCTAGCAAGAACGCGTCACGCTCACGCTGAAATCTATTAGGGATCACAGAGAGGGACCCGAAATCGGACATATAGACGTCAGCAGCTCCTACGATCGTTGTTGGGCTATCTGATGGCGCCATGAAACGCTGCGCCGCGATGCCTGCGAAACCAGACACAACAGTTTTATTGTGTGGACCGACCATCAACAATGTTGGCTGACCGCCTGATGCGTACGCTTGCTGCATTGCGTCTTTTAGCATTGTTTCAGTGAACGCACGCTGTGTACCGTCGCCACGAGCGGTTGTACCATTTGAGTTTGCCTGACCAGTCGCGTGGTTGTCGTTTTGGTTTGTACCAATCCAAGCACCTAGACCACCTGTCTCACGCGCAGTAGCCGCTGCGCCAGCAACTTGAGCGTTGTTGTCACATAGCACTTTTTCGATGTCGCGCTTGATTTCTTTGCCGCGCTTTGCGAGCTGGTAGCTCAACTCATCGTTGCGTCCCGCAAGGTCTTGCGCGCTTAGGTTATCCGCGATGATGGCTGTACGACGACGGATGTGTGTGTAGTTACCAACACGAGTTGTCGCTGATGTGCTGTCGAATGACGCCACATCGTCACCATCGATGACGGCTGTTGTCGCAGCCGCTGCTAGGCTATCTGTCTGCCATTCAAAGTAAGTGTTGCTTACGCTTTCAGAGCCAACATTCGATTGAAATGGAACCTCTTCAGGCGAAATATTTGAGATAACATCATGCAAACTCTCGCGGATACCAACCGCTGAGTGTGATGTGAATGTGTTTGTTACGATTGCCATTGTGGCCTCCTAGAGTAACGATTTGATTGCAGCCGCGGCGTCTGCCATACGGCCAGTTTGCTTTGAGCGTTGAAACGCTTGTTGTTGCGCACTTGTCTTAGCTGGCTGTGAACCGCGTGACCCTGCTCTCATTGTCTTGGCTTTCGGCTTGGCCTTAGCAGTCTTTGCCTTGGTTGCCCGAGTTTGGCCTTGATCAAATAGCATTGCCTTTCGCGCTAACTTCACAAGCGTGGCATTACGCAGACCGTTGACATCATTTTCCGAGAAACCCTCGCTTAAGAGGAAGTCTCGTAGCTGTCCTGCTTCCTGCTTGGCGACTTTTGTGTCTCGCCACTCAGGAATGAGGTCTGGCAAAATGGCCCTCTGCTCGTCAGTGTAACGTGCCTCAAACTGCGCGTTACGTTGCTGCTCAAGCTCTGCCATTCTCATGCGCTCTTGACGTACCGCCTCAAGTTGAGCGTTTCGCTCCTCTTGCTGCTTACGCCATTGGCGCTCTGCCCTCGCTGCCATATTGGGGTCTGTGTCGTACAGCTTGTCCCAATCAGGCTCCTGTTCCATCGGCTGCTCCAACCGCTCCTGCAGCGCAGGTAAAAGTTGGGCATACTGTGCATCTTTACTCGCGATCTCTGCTTCTCTTGCATCAACTTCTCGTCGAAGCTCTGCAAGCTCTTGCGTCTTCCGCGTGTAATCTTGTTGCCTTAGATAACCGTTCTTCATTTCTTCGACAGTCTTCTCTTCTCCGTTTACTTCGACTATCGCCGCAAGTATGTCGAAAGAATTGTCGTCGTCCTGTCCTTCGGTTTCCTCAGTTTCAAGTTCGCCTTCGGTTCCAAATTCGTACTCTTCAGAGTACTCTTCATCGCCCTCTGGCATTTCGGCTTCAGCTTCGATTACCTCTTCAGCTTCTGCCTCAAGCGCGTTCGGCTCAGCGGCGTTATCCTCTTGGGGCACCATCATTTGCCTAATTGCATTTTGTGCGGATGCCAGATCAGTCCCAAGTGGGTTGTTGGTTTCTGCCATTCTATATCTCCATAATTATGCATCTATTTTCCCTTTTTTTCAATAGATGCGTTATCTACCAAAGCGCGAAGCGCTTGACGCACTGTCTCCACACCCCGCAACTTCATGAATGCGGCCTCCCGACCGTCTTTGTCACCAAAGTCCGTCATCTCGAACTCTTGGTAACAATCTGCTCGGATTTCATCGAGAAATCGTTGCAAATCAGTGTCATCGAGCAGGCGCTTTGCCTCGCGCCCGTCATCGATGATTTTCTGTTTACTCTTGATCATCTATGGCGCCCTTAATGATGTCCGCCTGACCCTTCATCACCTCACGGTTGATTGCAAGGTCAGCTCTAATCTTCTCGACGTTGAGCTGCGTGCCATACTTAGCCTTCATCTCTTCCGCCTTGACGAATAACTCGGC